CATCTGAATGTTATTGCAACGAGCAATCTCTTTGATTAGATCTTTGTTTTTGGTCTTTTCATATTCTTGCTCTGCTGCAAGCATTTTCTTTTTGAAAATTACACGTTCATTGTAAATCTTCTCCATTAATTCAGGAAGAAAACCGCGAACATCTTTGCGATACATAGCACCATTGGCACACACCGCATAATCCTTATACATTTCAAAAGTAAGATTGTGATTGAGAATCTTATCAACATTAACTGTTGGATGCCTTTCTTCTAAGAGAGTTTCTGGAGAAATGTTGTACTGCATAATCAGGTGAGGATATAGAGAATTCAAGTCAAAACTCACAACCCAATCGTACATTCCAGGAATCGGTTCTTTTACGTAAGCACCAGCATACTTCTCATCCTTACGTTCTTTATTTCGTGGTGGAATTACAATATCTCTTTTCTTAAGATAAGTGTAAATGATATTATCCCACATACGAACTTGATAGAACACGTCGGCATAATTCACCTTCGCATCATATGCCATAGTCAAAGCAAGTTCAATAAGTTTCATCTTGTCTTCCAAACGGTCAACAAGTTCTACGTCAATGATGTTATACTCAATAAACTTTTGCCAACCTTTAGTGTAGAAATCTTTAAAAGTATCGAACTCAGAGTGATCCAGTTTCTTTTGCCCAAGTTCAACTTCAGCAATATAGTCAAGGCGATAAGATTCTTGAACTTTATAAGTAAACTTCTTATAAAGATCAAGATAATCAAGTTGAGTCAAACCACCCACATCAAACGTCGTATGCTTACGCCCATTAATGAAAATCTCACCTTCAGTCACAAGTCCCCAGTTAGAGAAACGCTTCATTAGTTTCTCACCAAGAACACGATTTAATCGCTTACAGATATAAGGAACATCATACATTTGAATATTCCATCCAGTAATCACATCAGGTACATCAACCATCCAATAATTAATAAAATGATTCAGGAGTTCATACTCAGATGGACAATGATAATAAGTAACATCATTACGAGTATTATTAAATGGTTTAACTCCCCAGGTTGTAATTTTCTTGGTTGTATAATCCTGAATACTGATAGACAGGATTTCTTCTGAAGCAGATTCTACATCAGGGAATCCTTGTTCTGAGGCAACCTCAATATCCAACGTTACAAGTTTGATTTTACTAATGTCAAACTTAATTTCATCTTCTGGATACTTTTCTGAGATATACTGATAGATATATCGATCATTTCCATAGATCTCAAATCCATCCACATTTTCATACTTACTATAAAACTCACGACAATCTCTAACAGTTCCAGGTTTTACAGGTTCTACTGCTTCTCCACTTAATGTTCTATACTTGGAGTCTTTTTTAGTTTTTACATAAAGAGTTGGAAAGAACTCATCTCTTATTTCAAATCTTTTACCATTCTGTACTCCACGAACCAAAAATTGATTTCCAATCAATTGAACATTAGTGTAAAAATTCATTCTTTAGTCAAGTCCTTGTATTTTTCAAGAAGTTTTGGTGTCGGATCAGCAAGTGTTAAAATTTTATCCGAATTCATCATAAAAGTATTTTCTTTTGTATATACATGAAGAAATGGTTCTAATGTTTGATCACTTCTTACTACAAACGGATTAACAAGTTTGCAATCAGGTTCTCCAATATCAGCACCAACTTCTTCAATCTGACTGATCAGAATTTGGTTGTTGGTTAATAACAATATTTTGACTATTTCCATTGTTTAAAATATCCTCTTGATACATTTTAGAAAGTTGATCGATTGGTTCCACTATGGTAATTACCCAATCCAAGGATACTGGAATTTTTGTATCCTTTGAAAGAAGAATCCAAGGAACCAATCTAATCTTAACAGAATCAGATTTTTCATCTTCTTCTTTCAATTTCATTTTAATATGACAAGGTTTATTGAAGATATATCCAACTACTTTTTCTTCAATAACCATTTCTTGAATATCTGCGATTACATCCTCTCCAGATTTCAATAGTGCAAGTTTTACAGTCATTTTTGTCTCATACCTCCGATTATTCTAGCAATAAAAAAAGGAGGAGTCAAGTTTCTCCTCGTTTTTTTGCTTCTCTCAATTTTGCCTTTTCACTCATTTTTCTTTTCGTCTCTTCACTCATTTGTTTTTTTGCGTCACTCATTTTTCTTTTTGTCTCTTCACTTAATTTTTTACTCATATGAGATTTACTTATTTTATTTTTCGTATCCTCTGTTAATTTTCTTCCAGTCCACAGTTTTGATAATTTTTGTTTTACTTCTTCTTTACAGGGGCGTCCTTTTGAAGATTCTCCGATTTTTCTCTTTGTTTCTTCACTGTGTCTTCTCAATCTCATCATAGATTTAGTTTCTTCCGAGTGCTGTATAAATCCAGAGGGTTGACATCCACCACTATGTATATTTTCCAATATACCAGTTCCTTGACTTTTTCTACCAAGAATTTCGATTAAATAAATTTCATGCTTAAATGCATCTTCCTCCGTAAGATTGTCCTTCAAAATTACTATTCTTTCATTTGGAGGTATTAAAACAGAGTGATTTTTATCCCAAGCTCTTTTACCTTTTCCTTTACCAATATAATAAGGAATATTATTTTCATCAAAATAAGCATATGTATAATATTCCATTTAAAATCACACCTACTCTTTATTGGTATTTATAAAAAATGAGGAGTTATCCTGGATTTTGCCAGGTGCTCCTCATGCGCCGACGATATTCAATTATATTTATCTCTTTCTTTTAAACTTACAAACTTTCTTTCCAGGAAGCATAGCATATGTAGTGGTTTTTCCATAACATTTTGGTTTTGATGGCATAACACCATATCCAAAATCACCTTTCATTTCTTTAATTATAGAGACAAATTCCTGAAAAGTTTTCATTTTTTTTTTTTTTTATTTTTATTTAGAGATAATCTTTTCTCTTATGATGCTCTGGAACAATCCTACCAAGAGTGACTGTCAGAAGTCCATCCTCAAAATCAACTGATCTAACTTCTGTGTCATCAGAGAGTGTCCAGGAACGTGTAAATGACCGTTGAGCAAGACCCTTGTGAAGATAGCTTGATTGTGTTTCTTTATCTTCTTTTTTACCATCTACAAAAAGTTTTCCATCTTGAGTATAAACAAATACTTCTTTCTTTTTAAATCCAGCAAGTGCAAGTTCAAGCCTCGATTCTACGTTGCTTACTTGAACTAAGTTGTAGGGTGGATAGTTAGAAGTTGTTTCGTGAATTTTAAAAATACGATCAAAGTATTCATCCATACCAATCGTATTGCGATTAATTCTTTCCAGCAAAGCAGGAAGATCCGCAGATGTAAACCTAGAGGTTCCAAGGTTAGTCATTATGGTAGCTCCTTTAAAAGCGAGGTTTGATTGTGTGATCCCTATAAGGCGATCATTAATAATTTATATTAGTTTGTATTATTTTTCAAGTGTGGTTTTTACTACACTATTCTTAACAGGTCTTCCAAATGTTCCGGGAGAAAACTTCATACCTTTATTCCAAGCAGGTTTGCCACTCATAGACATACTAGTTTTCTGTCTCGATGCTTTACTTCTTTTTGATCCAGAAGTACCTTCTCCACCATCTGTCTTATTAACCAATACACCACCACTATCTTTTTTCCCCCAAAATCTTATGAGTTCTATTTCCAAAGATAGTGCTTCTTGTTCCGTTAGATTCTCTTTTATTCTTACTATTCTATCTCTATCAGGAGGTCGTTGAGCCAATCCCAACTTTCTTTTGTTTGTGTCTCTAAATCCAGAACCTTTTCCAATATAATAAGGAGAATATCTATCTTCGCGCAAATAAGCGTAAACGTAATACTTTTCCATCTGCTTTGTTTGTGGTTATAGTTATTTATACAAGAAAAGGGGCATTTCTGCCCCAAATCTCTTTGCTTGAATAACCACAAACAAGCACTATTATTTATCAACCAAGAATACTATCTCTCCACTCTTCACTCATATTCACCATAATTGCTTCTGCTGCTTCTGGCGTTTCAGCATATCCTTCATCAAGAAGGTGCGAGAGGATGATATCGTAAATATCTACTTGTTCTTTTGGTTGACTTAAAAGAGTTCCCGTTAACCTCATTCTTCTTTGTCTTGCTTCATCCTCTTGTCTTTTTGCTTCTTCTGGATTTGTTCTTTTTAATTCTGCGCTTCTTGCAGCAGAATCTCTATATGGAGTGGTTATACTTCCTGCTGCTGCTGCTAGTCTTTTTCTTCTTGCTTCCGCTTCTGCAGCAGTGAGTGAAGCAGATGTCCTTGGTTTATCACGATAATATCTACCTTCATCATCAATTGCTTCAGTATAAACTTCTCTATATGCTTCTTGAAGATTGCGAATGTCTTTAGAGTCCATCTTACAAATACTTTTTAGTTATTTATAAAAGAGAAGAACGGTAAAAACCGAACTTCTCTTTAGGGTGTTCCGACTTTTGTAGAGACCGCACGAAAGGTCCCATACTTATTTATTCGGTTTCTACTGCTTTTCCTTTTTTACCAATGTTATACTTTTGTTCAAGAATCCAGTCTCCCTTATCCTTATAAGCAAGAACTTTGATTTGATTCAGAGGGGCAATATCAGATACTTTATCTTGATCAATCACGGTAATCAATCCCCAATCGGCAAGCAGACGAACAATACGATTACGTCTTTGAACGTCGTTTACAGTAAGATTGGCATGTTTGCCATCAAGAGCAAATAGTTCTTTAAAG